TCTAGCTGTGCTTGAGTAAAGTTATTCTCTGGGTTATCGTCAGCATTTGAGCCAAAGCCACCAACAATGCAAACACCAATCGAGTTTGTGTTGTGCCCTGATACATGAGCACCTACTTCTTCTAGGGGACGTCCAGTTGCTACTGAGCCGTCTCGGTCAATCAGGTAATGATAACCAAAGCCTTTCCAGCCGCGAGCTTTATGCCAATTGTCAATTTCTTGAAGTTTATCTTCTACAGTGAAGTTATCCATCCATTCGGGTTTGGTGGCCGAACAGTGGATAAAAAGCTCATTTATCTTCCGAACCATTACTAATCCTTTTCTGCATTTGGTCCTTTAAGAAATTCAAGTAGTGCTTCTCGAATGCGCTCAGCCCTTCGCTCTCCTTTAAAGTCAGATGCAAGGGCTCTCTCTTTTTTCCCGTCAATTCTGGATGATTTGTGGTGTCGTAATGAGTAAGCATGAAAATTCCTAGGTTTCGGAGCTTTACTTGTTTTCTTGTTGCTAGGCATCTCTCAAACGACCTTTTACAGTGGTTACCTTCATAAGGGAAGAAGACTAGATTAAGTATTAACTCTAGTCTTTTCCAATTTCGTTTATGAACTCTAGCACAAAAAGTTTCGCTTGTCAACCCTAAAGTGAGCGTATTAAAAGTTCTCGACAGTAGGTTTGTTACATAGAACGCCATAGCACAAATTATTACTCAATGAACTCATCCATTAGAGCCACGTTGTAGCACTCATCAAAAATCTTGATACGATGTGTCTTATCAGTAACTTCGTTCTTTTCACAGATACTCTGTGCCTGTAGCATGGATTTATACTGGAGTTCTGACTTTACAAGTACAAGGTTAACTAGTTCAGTCCTAGTGTCTCTGTAGGTAGCAAACTTTTTACCATCCAAAGTATAATTGTCAGAGCCCGACTCGGCAAAACCCGCAAGAAAAAGGCCATAGCTCTCCTTATCTACAAGAACAAGTATGTCATAGTCCGATGGATTACAGCCCTCAATAAGGCTACTGCCGTACCTACTGAAAGCTTTTACGAGTGGGTGGTCTTTAAGTTTTTCAATAGTTTTAGGCAAAACTTCATTCAGAGCTATATCGTGTAGTTTAGCCCACTCTGGGCTACTAGCAAGTTTACTCTTAGTTAGTTGAGTGTCATCGTCAGTAGGAAGGTATTTTGACATGCTCCCAACCTCTAGCGGAGTTGAAGTATAGTAAGGCATAGACATTGTAGAGAAGTCGTCAAAAATATCTTGTTTAAGTGCCTTCTTTGCTTCGTTAAAGGCCTTACTTAGATTACTATTGTCAGACATTAGAAAGTTCCTTAAACCACTGCTGGGCCATTGCCCCAGCTATTCCCGGAAAAGTTTTACTTCTAGCGAAGGCGCGGTCTTTTAGCGGTAGCTTACTAGTGTTGTAGTACCACTCACCCATTCTTTTACCGGACTTGAATACTACATCAACCCCTTTTTCTACTATATTGGTAGGTATTAGTTTAGGAAGTCCTTTTAGCCAGAGGCAAGTTTTTTTAGACACAGGGTGTCCAAACTGCCAAGGCTGAATGTATTGGTCTGGTTTACGGTAAATAGAAGACATGATACCAACAGGATTCTCAATAGCAACGAAAGGGATATGGTCAAGTTTTGTAAACAATAAAAAGAACTCTATGGATTTTTGTTGTGTGCCGTTTTCTTGCTTTTCCTTAAAATGTCTAGCACCAGTTGAAGTAAGGTCTGTGCAAGGTGGAAAAGCTACGACGGCTCGCCAAGGATAAGCTAGGTGGTTTCTTACATCATCTTTTATATGCCAATTTGGGGAGCCACCGGAACATTCTTCAGTGTCACAAGAAAAAGCCCTAATGCCTAGGGCCCTCAAAGCTAGTGTAACGGCTTGGCTTTCTTCACAAGCCACTAACACACTACTGCTATAGTCTTTTTCCATTCTAAATCATAAGCATAGTGAGGACTACTACTAAAATGGGTATCATAAAAACAAAGAATTCGTGTTCTACATTTTTCACGTCGTATCCAATTTAAAAATCTTGTGAACAGTTATTTATTGGCTTTTGTTTTAAAGCCTCATCTTGAATATTGTTTCGTAAACATTCTCGTGTAATAAAAACTCTGTTGGACTTAATATCACGAGTAAGGTCTTTTAGCTGTAATTCCAACTCTTTTGAAAGGATTACAGAGTCTTCTTTGCTAAACCTACGAAGTTCTTCTTTCTCTCTAGACAATTCAAGAGAGGTGATCCTATACTCGTATGTGAGTACAGGAACAGTTAGACCAATTCCTAACGAGACTAATGTTAGGAGTACTTTAATCCATAAGTCCATTGTTTACGTTGCCCCCTATAACAGTGCTAGGGACAACGTTTTACTGATGGCGGAGTAATTGTCAAGGTAAAAGATAGCTTAAGACTGGTTTCTTGTAGTTGTCACTTTTTAGGACTTTGCCTTTCTCGTTCATCAAATAATTCTTTGTTTCTGGGTCAAACTTAGTCATGTTTGACTCATGGACAAGAGAAAATCCTGATGCCACAGGCCAACCGTTAGCCTCGGCAAACCCAAATGTGACGTAAAGTAGGTCTAAGGTTTCTTTAAAAAGCTTTTCTTCAAAGTGCTTTTTGTTTGAAAGACCGTAGTACTGAGCCATTTGGTAATCAACATACGCCTCCCTAAATTCTTCAAACTCTTCTGAGATAAGACGATAACGATTTGCCCGGTTTTCAACAGACATAGATGGGTCGTCTAGAGTTTGACCGGCACACTTTGCAAACTCTCGAACCATATCAGAAAACATATTTTTATTCATTAGGCACCATTTGTTGGAGTAGAGATAAACAGGATACACGAAAGATTAGGAACTTTTGTAGTGTTCATTGTAACCATGTACTGGTTACGAACCTTGTTGTAGTACAAGCGTGATACTATAGATTTTTCTGTAAGTTCTACCTGCCTAACAAGAGTAAAACCAGTCTTGGCAGCCATAATGGATTCTTCGGCAATAGGCCCGCACATCTGCCCAAAAGAATAAACGTAGCCTTCGGTATCTTCTGGAACTTCAGTGAATACCTCACTCAGTGTCTGAGCTTTAGCGGCACTAGCGATAAGAAAGCTCGTGACAAGTGCAGCCCAAAATAGTGCTGCAAGTGATAAAATCTTTGTTGTTTTAACGCTCAATGTAAATCTCCTTACTGTCATATTGTGTAAGTGGAACTCGTTTAAGAGGCTGCTTGTTCGGGTCGAGTTCCGGCTTAGGAACTGGAATTGTAGGCCCAAGACTATTTAGTAGGTCAATAGCTTCTTCGATAATAAGCCAGATATGAGGGTCCGGCCGGCCACTCTTATCCCAATTTTCTGCCTGCTCAAGAAATTCAGGGTAGTGCCAAGTCAAGAGTTTATAAAAAATGCGGAGGTTATCTTGTGTAAATTTCTTATTGTTTAGAAAAGAGAGCTTGTCAGAAGCCGGCCTGTGCTTACCATTAGCTTGTTCTACCTCCTCTTCTGTAGAGGGCATCATACTAGGGTTAGAAGACACAGAAGAGCCATAATGTGTAAAACCAGCAGATACTGGTAGTAGTACTGGATCAAGAGTAGGTTTATTTTTTCTAGGAGAGATTGCCACACGTTAGTCCTTTCCGTACTCTAACTCAATAAGCTTATACACCATATCAATTGCTTTGTCAAGATCTGTTTTGCCGCCTTTGTCTCGAAACCTTGTTACATACTTGATGATGCTATGTTGGCAAGCATCGAGTTTATTTTTCATAGCATATTCTAGGGGCTGAATTGCTAGCTTTGTGTAATGGTTGCCGCCTATTTGGCTAGAGAAGGCTGTTGTTTGTCTTGGGATGTCTAGGCCACGTTCTAGCTGTTTACTTACTTTCGACATCACCATCCTTATACAACACTTTAGCTAGTGTAGGAAACTGACCAATAAAAATTTTTTTGGCGCTTTGGGCTACAAGCCGATGTTCTAGCTGAGCCCCTTCATAGGTTCTGGCTTCAATATAATGAATCCAGTTACGACAATTGCCCTTCATAAAGAGCCTTGTTGGTGTCATACCTTCAGGTAGAATTTTACGGGCTACCTCTTTAGCCACTCCGTAATGTCGTGCGTCAAGATAACCATCAACGGCGTGTTTACACACATTTGCCTGTATGCTATTCCAGGTTAGTCCCAAGTAAGAATCTTCTGTAGTTTCGATGCTTAGCTGTTTGTTGGTAGGGTGTTGATACCTAGCATTAGTAAAGCTAAAAGCGGAGTCAACCTCACTATAACGTTGGCTGAACTCTTGAAAAAAGAAACTTCTATGCCTAACCATCTGGTGGCTAATGTCTCGTGTCGTCTTAACCTCAAGGCACATGTCTACCATTTCAAATGGAGACCAATGTTTATGCTCAATGAGGTAAGCTAGAAGCTTTTCACCCGGCTCACCTTTTGGCTTGTTAGTTGACACACGAGCGATGTCGATGATCTGTTGTTCAGCGTTAGGTGTGACCCATTGAAGGGAACAGTTATGCATTGTTACTTCCTATACAAGGCTAGTAGAAATCTGAAAATAGAGTAAGCGATTGCAAGACCAACAATAGTGACAACAATCGTAGTGAAATTCACGAGTAACAAAGCAAAAGCTACAAAAGTACTAATAAAACAAAAAGAGAATAGAGAAGCTAAGCCTATAGTCTCAATAGTGGAAAACTCATACAGGTATAACTGACTAAGCTTTTTAGTGAAACTACCCATAGAGATTCTCCAATCTGTTAAGGGATACAAATTCTGGGTCATAGTCACCACTACCATCTACATTGTGTAGTATGACTACACCACGCCACCAAAGCTTCTCAGCAGAACCTGCAAACTTTGGCTTCATATAGCTGGCTAAGCCTGTTACAAGGCCTTGCCTAGTCCTTCCGTCAATACCAGACCTTCTAGCAAAGTCTGCTGTATGAGAGTGTCCTACGACACAAGACGCTCCTTGTTTGGAAATAATTGAATGTGCATGGTGCTCACCACCAATAGCCCTACCCATAATGCCAGAAATTAGATAGTGTGCGTAGTAGATACCATCTACTTCAATACACCCTGGTGTTGAACCGTCGTAGTGAACAATGTCATTATAGTAATAGTCTAGTTGAAGGTCGTTATAAGAAATTGCGCCTTCTAGTTCTGGGCTTAGATCAATAGCCCTGCTGATTCTATAATCGTGGTTACCAATGGTAGTAATCCGTCGCGGCATTTTCTTTTTAGAGGTCCTTACAGGAGACCAAATTCGATCATTAGCCTCATTAGCCGCTTCTACGTCCTTCTTATAGTTTCTACCAACAAAGTCTCTAGTATTCCGGTCATAACTGCACAGGCTGCCCATGTCAGCACCATCACCATTGTCAATAACAACATCAGGTCGAAGGTCTAGGATAAGGCTAGCAATATAGTCACTAGCCCTCATGTCACAGCCTGGGTATGCGTGTCTATCGCTGAATACTAAATGTGTCTTCATGCTTAGTTCACTTTTGACATATCAGCGGTATTAATAACACTTTCTTCATCACCAATCAGGTCAGATCCTAGTGTGATATAGAACCCGTTCTCATCTAGCCCAAATAGATCTGCGTACTGTAGAGATCGAATAGTATCTACAAACGTCTGTAGCAGAAGCGGTGTATCTAGGGTTACAATAAGGTCGTATTCTTCCTTACCAAGCTCATCAGTAACTGGGTTAACCCGACGAGTTTTAACCTTGGCCCAAAGACCATCTTCATTAAAGTCAGAAACTCCATAGACACGTAGCTGAAAATTATCATTAACTTCATTAGACAATGGGAAGCACCTCATTAATTTTGTTTGGTGGGCAATGCGATCCGAACAACCACCGTAGAGGAATACAAGCTACTGCGTAGTCAAAGTTGTTGGCTTTAGCCCAATCAGAGTATTTAGTTCTGCTAGAACGATTTAAGTATGAGTCGCGTTGAAATAGAAAAACGAATTCTTTATCAGGGTGCTGTTCTCTAACAGCTAGCATTTTTGTCCTGTCTGCACCGTCGAACAGGCCTTTACTTTCTATGTAGATTGTAGTCCCGTCAGGCCGTCGAATTGGCCAGTCTGGTGTGTAATGTTTGTTCAATGTATACGGTAGTCGTTCTGTTTCATACTCAAACTCGAATACCTGTCTTTTGTTATTTTTGCACCCTTTCCACATTACATCTAAAGCTCTACGAATAGAAACCTCAAACTGAGAGGAATAAACAATACCGTGGTAAGTCTTTGGTGTCCTCGCTTTTTGTGATCTATTTGTCTTTCTATATGTCACGTTTGGTTAAAATCCTTTTGAAACCTTAGGCTCTTTCAAAACAGAAGTAAAAAACTTAGGCCCATTAGCATAGTTGTATTGTTGTAGGCCTGGCCAACACTCTTGTTTGAACTCACAATAACTACAGAATGTACCAAGAACTTTATTACCAGATTTACCGTCATCAACGTCTGTGAAGCTTCTTTCTGGAATCTCATTAGAAACCAAGGATTTACGCTCAGTTACAAGACTACGAATGGAAGCTTTATCTTTATCTGAAAACGAATGTAAGTCAAGACAAATATGCCCATGTTGTTTATCACAAACAAAAAAAGCGCCTCGACTTAGGTCTGTAACTACAGGATCGTTGACGCTTTCTGCGGCGGTAATGTAAAACCCAAGTTGGGAAAGGTATCCAAACTTATCGTCTTCAGGCTTGAGTCCGCTTTTAAAACGTTGAAAGGAATAGGAGCTAGCCGATTTAACATCAACTGTAATTCCGTCAATAACAACGTCTCGATGTCCTTTGACTCCATTGATAGAAAGTTCTGTTTGTTCTCCTTCAACAGTGTGCCCAGTGATACGTGCAAGTTCAATAAGCAGGATTTCCAGACAGTCTCCATAGAGGAACTTAAACTTGGTGTTTGGAGGTAGAGGTTCACCGACGTTTGATTTATTGACCCCGTACCAGAGCTTTCTAGAGCAAGGACTTCCAAAGTTAGAAGCGCTAACCGTTTTTCTTTTGGTGTGACTGCCCACCCCTTCTTCTTCAAACATATGCTTAAATCGTTGTTGAAGCATTGAAGCGTATTGGTCTCCGAACGAACTCCAATTTGTTTCAATTAGTGCCCCTAATTTCTTTCCATCCAAAAAATTATAAATGTCATCAACAATAGTTTCAATATGTTTGGTCATTATTTATCAAAAGGGTAGTTCATCATCAATAAAGGCACTAGAGCCCTTGGCCTTTACTTCGACACCATTCTCGTCTGTAATGGAGACAAGATTATCAACACTAACAGCCTCAATGCGGATAGTAGATCGACCGGGCTTAGCGGTGTAAACGTCCAGCTTAAGTGTTACAGTGGACCCATTACCGATCAGCTTGCTTGCATCAAAAGGCTCATAAGTTTCTTTGTCGGCGTCAGTAAGCATAAAAACTTTTGGAGCTCCACCAAAGTCTTCGATTACTTCTCCTTTCTTTGAAATAAACTTATGCTTGCGCTTGAAGGTAAAGTACATCAGCCCCTTCTCCGCACCTTTATCTAGAGGCATCTTTTCAGAGCCACCTTCCTTAGGCTCGTAGTTCTTGTTCCAGGACATGATGGTTTTAAATGCTTCACTATCCTTCGGAACACCTAGCATGACTGTATACATGCCATCATGTTCCTTGTAGGCCCCCTCAAAACCTTCTAGGTCTCGATTGTATGGGAATACACGAGCATACATGCACTTACCAGTAATGTAAGTGATCTTCCCAAAAGTCTCAATATCACCAATTGCCATTTAAGAATAATTCCTTGTCATATAATCAAAACCCTTTAGACCGACTAGCCTTGGCTGGCTTTTGTTTTGTCTCTTGGGTGTCTTCGATTTCGTTATTACTATTATCAACTAGCGTAAAAGTTGATTCATCAAACGCTAGGTCACCTGCATACCCTCTACGTGAGAAAGGGCGATTCTTGTCAACGAACATGCTTACTATACCAGATTCTTCATCCCTTGTCAAGTTAATTCTGATACTCGCAAGCTTAGAAATCATACGGCTGTCTCGTGTCTGACCATCGTCATTAACGTGGGCAGTCCAAATAGCGGCGCAGTGGTTATCTACACAGAACCTCTCCAAATCTCTGGCTAGACCAGTCAAGAACTTTTCTAGTGTTTCTTCGTCCGAGTCTGGACGAAGCTGGTTAATAGGGTCAAGGAAAAAGAACCTGACACCACAAACGTCATGGAGATACTTGATCTTCTCCATGAATGACTTTACTGACATTTCATCTCGCGCTTTGTAGAAGTCAGTAAGAAAAAAGTTATTCAGCTTTTCTAGTGTTGGTCGTGCAAGGTCTAGTGGGTAGTCTACGTCTGGGTCCCGAAAGTTGATAGACTGGTCATAGCAGCAGTATCCAGCTAGGGTTGTCTTGCCGTCTTCTTCAAAGTGGGTGACAGAGATGCCGTAGTCTTCTTTGTCGGCTACCGCCTTGATTACCTCCCACTCAAAGGCCTGTAAAAGGCTTGTCTTGCCTAACCCTTCCATACCAGCGATAAGGGTCACATGACCTAGAGGAATACCCTTGATAAGCTTGTTAAGCCCAGCAAAAGGTGTAGGAACATAGAAGCCGGCCTCTTTGCTAACCCACAGATCGCTTAGTTTATCAATGCCATTGAAGATGTAGTCCGGTGTAAAAGCCGTGTAGTTAGTGCAGGCCCTCTTGAAGTCTTCTGTATCACCAGCTACAAGGTAGTCGCTGGCATCCTTGTGTTTTGTAAGGTTGGCAGTCCTCATCTTAGTGCCGAACAAGGCTGAGAAGACTTCTCGGGTAGCTTTACCAGCTTCATCATTTTCAGATGCTACAATGATACGATCATACCCCTTTAGCTGGTCATAAACGTCTTGCCGGCCCTTCTTTGAGACCCCTGCTGAAGGAATGTAGTAAACGTGCTGCTCAATCTTGTTTCCTTTGTTGAGCATTGTGTAGGCCGCAAGAAAGTCCTTTTCACCCTCTACAATGTAGGCGTTACGAACGGTGCCAGCATCATAGTAGGCTTGTGGGCCTATAACAGGGATAGGGTCTCCATGCTCCCCTGACCACATTGACTTCTTGTCAGCTAACCGGATTACTTTTACACGGTCAATCTTGTCGTGTGGAAACGAGTAGAACTGGACTTTTCCTTCATTATCTACGTGTTGTAAAGCTCCGAACTTTTCTCCTACCCCTTTAGGGACACTTCTGGAGCAGTAGGTCTCTGGTTTGCACTCGTTAAAGTGTTGCCAGAAATCTTTTCCAGGAAAGAACTTCTGTCCACAGTGAGAACTAAAACACTTCCCAGAACCATCTGTGTTTGTGGCATATGCCGTCTCATGGTAACCACAAGGACAAGGCAGTCCTGTCTGGTCAAACTTAAAATCTGGTGTCATTACTAATCCTTAGGTTGTGCTTTAGGTTTAAAGGTAATTTACCCCATCCCCTACCGGGCCTAGCGGCCCTACCCCTTCCCAAGGGAAGGGGAAAAGAGAAGAAAAGAAAGAGGTAATCATATGGTCCTTATTATGAATCTTATATGTATATATACTATTTATAATGATTAATCATATGATATAATCATATGAGTCTTATATATTGTATTATATTTACCGGCTGGCAGGACAGCGCAGCTTTTAGCATATTTTTTATGGTTTGTCAAGCAAAATCTTCAGTTAGGGTAAACTTTTTTATAGAGGGCGGTCAAGTAAAAGCAGGCGTCTTCGGCATCTTTCTTAGACGCACAGTCAAACAGGAAATCACCTTCTTGACGCCAAGAACAACTCTACCAGACACCCCACAGTTTGTCTACTTCGTCATATTCGGTATAGAAAGGCTCAGCTCTTTTGTTCATTTTTCACACTCCCAATAGTAACTCATTTTACCTACACACTGTACCATGTATCCCTTGTCAAATGCCTGTTGTTTAAAGCGTCTTACAGAGGCGGCGTAGTGTAGTAGTGAAGACAAGAGTATAAGAATAATTGAGAAACATACCAAGCGGTTCGCTATTTCGTTACCTTTATGCATTAGTGTACCTCTGCCCAATTAAATCCTATATTTGTAGTCCCAGCTAAAGGGCATAACATTCCTAGCTCTTCACCTGCTTTTTGAATAGACAACCTTTGTAACTCCCCTATTCGTAAGGCCTCTTTTGTAAATGGCCTTCCATCTGCGTCATATAGGACACCACCGAATTTAGAGATTGGTGTTTGAGTAACAAATTCATCATGGACAAGATTATTTTGCTCGTAAGGGATACCTTCCTCTTTCAACCACTTTCTCCATAACCTGTTTGAATGGGCCATGATAATTTTCTCCCCATTCTGTAGGTAGCCTGCCAACATCTTATGGGCACTGTCGCACATAACCTTACGACCGTCAAGGCCAACAAAAAACCCTCGTTGAGCGTCTCTGACTACGTCTTCATCTTTAACCCTCTTAAGAGCAGGAACCTTGTAAAGAAAGCGTTGTGAGGCCGCCGCTGCATCTGACGCAGAACACCGTAGAATTGAGCTTACCTTCGGTAAGGCCGCTCCTAGGACCCATGCGTATATAAACGTTTTTGCGTCATCACGGGTAAGGTGGTCGAGTCCTAAGGCCCTTAGGTTAACGTTATGAACGTCTGTCTTCAAGGACTTGTCACCATGGGCCACAGCTTTGATGTACTCAGCGTCCTGCATGATGTGGGCTAGGACACGTAGCTGGATACCCTCCGCATCTGTGCCAATCATTATGTTGCCTTTGGCGACTGTCCACAAAGCCCTGAGCTTATTATCCCACTTGGCCTTTACAGCCTCTACTGGTGTGTAGTCCTCAGGCTCTTTAGGTGAATGAAAGTTAGCAAATATATTCCCACAGTTTGGGTTGTTGTGGGCCATTCTGTGGGTCCACGCTCCAATATGGCGTATTGTTCCGTGTATGCGGCCTGAGCTAGACCTGTAGGCCTTTTCCCACTCTTCAAGCCTAGACATACGTGCGTTAAGTGTAAGCCACTCAGTGAGCTTCCTAGCCGCTTTAGGGGCATTAGGTGGCAATGTGCTGAGGTTGTCTTCTCCGACCTCCCAGCCATAAGTTTTCAACCTAGGGAGAGACGCCTCTAGTTTTTTTGCCTCTTCGACGTCACCAATACGGTAGGCTTGCTTAACCTCACGTTCTCTACGTGAGTGTGTCTTTGTCTTTACGTAAGGTTCCCAACCGACTTTGTTTAGGTAGTCGATCCTGTCAATGGGGCTACCAGGATTGAATAGACTATAATCAGGAACAGAAAACACATACCCACTAGTAAAATCCACTGATTCTTTACAGATACCCAGCCGATCCAGTAGCTTAGCAGTGTTAGCACTGATACTACCATCACGGTTCCTACGTAGTGTGTAGTCATGGCTTCCTCTAAAAACATACCCGACTTCATTGATGATAGCATCTTCTAGGCTTTCAAGCTCTTCCTTAATTTGAGTATAGTATTTTTTGTGGTCTGCCCAAGCATAAGGAAACCCTGTAGTGCGCATCTCATCACAGATAAGCTGCATGTCATGCTCAATCCTTAAGGCTAGGGCCCAATTCTTGTCGAAGATAAACCTCGACAACTCTTCAAACATCCTAAACTCGATCTCTACGTCTTCCTGACACCTATGAATGTAGTCGTCGAGTTTTGACGGGTCATTCCACACGTCGATTGGCGGCTTCACCATACCGTATTTATTAGCAAAGTTTTCTACAGAATGTGGTTGACTTTTCTTAGAGTTTGTGTTATAGATTGGCCTATTAAAGAACACCGTCCTAGATACAACCTGAAGGTCAACCAAATGGTTGTGGTCGATGTCCAGGATACCTAGTTCTCGGAACCTATTAGCGTCATAGGAGATTACATTAGCACCAATCCATAGTCTGACACCTTCAGCAAAGTTCTTAAAAGTCCCGTCCTTAAAATCCTCGTCAAGGAATGTAAACTTTTCTTTGGTCTCTATGTCTTTACATACGCATACCCAGCATGTTGTAACGTTCTCTAACCCATCAAATTCTGCGTCAAATACTACGTCTCTTTTACCCTTCATCTCTCAGGCACTCTTCCTTTTCTACTTCGTCTAGGGACACCAGTTGACACCTAGTAAATACATCTTCGTCTAGGCCGTCTAGGTATTCTTCAAGACTTTCCTCTTCAGTAGGAGTGAACAGTTCTTCACCCCACTCTTCTTGTGACAATAGGATCTCTTCTAGACACTCATTACAAACATCATCGTATTTAGGAGACTCATAATTGTCTGAAACAACCAACTGCTTATCACAAATACTACACCTATGATTATAGACCATCAGCTTGTTCATCCTCCATAGCTTTGATGTAATTAAGACTTGAATACACAGAGTCTTTTATCGTTGTTCTGTAATGATACTGTAGGTCAGCCCATTTCTTTGCGTCTACAAGGTCAGTGTTGCTTTGTAGAAGACCAGAAAGATGGAGTGGGGAATAGTGAACTAAGGAAAAACTATTATTTGACCTAGCAAAACAATAATGGCCTCTAGAAAGTGCTATATCTGCTCTATTTAGGTTTAACTGTTTAACGTTGTGCATGGTAATTTCCTTACTTTTATTATAGTTGTTATAGTCCCTGATAATGTAGGGCTTCTTTTCTGAGAAAGTGAAGGCATAGCCATAACTGTTACCAAAGAGGTTTTTACAAAAAACAAAAAAGTCCTCTTTAATAGGGTGGTTACCGTCAACAGCAAAGGCGGGTATAGTCAGCCCATCTTTTGGGGGGTTGTTTAGAAACATAGGACTGTGGCCAGGCTTCACAGTGTAGGTATGCTTTGCGTCATAGCCACATAGGTTTACAATTATAGTATCGTTGTCAACTTCAAATTCAGACGGAATGTCCTGCCTGATTACTTTTATGTAACATAAAGAACCCCCGTTTTTTTGTTTGTTCTTATACGCAGAGATAACCTTAACCGCTGTGTAAGACAAATCTTTTGGTACTAGGAAGCCTACTTTAGGCATTTTATCAGCTCCATTTGATCTGGCTAGCCCCAACGTAGTGACTAACATTACGAAAGCCGTCATACATTAGAACGTCATAGTAAGGGACGCTAAGAAAGTACTTGTCTTTCAGTGGTGAAGAACCAAAAATAGTGTCTAGAAAGCCTTGGTAACCCACTGTCTTGTAAATACGAATCACATCGACAGGACTCTTAAGTGTTTTATCCTCAACCACCTTTCTCATCATAAAGAATATGTCAATAAAGTCAAGAATAATCTGGCCATTGTCTGCAGGAGTTCTTAGTGGGCGAAACTCAACTGTTCCAAATTGGTGTAGAGCAGCCAGATTCAAAGCAGCATACCGAATGTCATCGTTAAACACATTCTTGAATGTTGACGGTTTACCACTAAGGAATGAAATGATACGGTTTGAGATATTGTAGCAGTTGCTTAGAGTATCACTGAACGTATTGCCGTTCCGGCCCTTTCCACAGTTCTCCACAATGACATTCTCAAGAATGTGGAACATTGTGGTAAAGGTGAGCAACTGCATGATTGTAAAGTCAGACATATTAATGTGGATATGAGTTGCGGACCTTACTGAGCTGGTAATGGAGGTATTATACTTCTTATCCTCAACCACCTTGTAAAGGATTGGAATGACTTTTTCGTACACTTCTTTTGTAAAAGCTGATTTTGCGTACAACTCATAAGCAAAATTGTTACTGTTAGGGCATTTTAGTGAATTGTCACTCTTCAAACCAAATATGTCACTAAAGTATGCGTATTCTTCTACCACTTGTGTGTGAGTGTATAAGTTTAAAAA